CTCCGGTGCCCCGTTGGCCTTTGCTTCGTCCTCTCCGTCATCCGGTTCGTCTGCCTCATTAACCTCATCCAGCAGAGACTGGGCAAGGGAAATGATTTGTTTGATTTTGTCCTCATCGGACTTGCTGTTGCGGCGCCCCGCCTTGACGTCGGTCACGACCGCGTTCTGGTTCGCCGGGATCGGAACGATGCTGACCTCGTAGAGGTTGAGCTTCCGCAGCTCATTCGCCTTGGTTCCGTCTTCCAGTGTGACCTCTTCGGCATCGAGCACATCGTAAGCGAAGGAGAACTGAAACACGCATCCACTCTGGACGATTGCGCGCTTCTCCTGCGCCAGCGGGGTATTAAAAAAGCTCGCTGTCATCAGCGGGCCCTTTTCCGTGTCTTCGATACTATCCACTTTTCCGATGATCTGATTAAGGTCGTGGTTCCAGCACAGCGGGAACGGGTGACCACCATCTTCCCTTGCCTTGATGGTCTCGGTAAAGGCTCCGGGAGCAATTACATCACCGTAGCTGTCCGGGATACGGTCGTAGGTGCTGAAGTACCCGCTGATGGTGCCGGTATCCTGCATGCCCTCCGACTTGACCTTGAATTCTTTGAATTTGTGTTCCATGGTTCTGCCTTTCTGGCGGGAATAGTACTTTTCAATCCCGTCAATAGTCTGCTGCGGTCTGCCGTCACGCTTGGCGCGTTCCATGCAGACGTCATACCCAGGGTCGAGCTCCACGACGTCCGCGCCGGCTTCTTCATAGAGCTTCATGTGCTCTTCCGACGGCGTGGTGTGGATTATCCAGGACTCAGCGTCCCGATACCTCAGTGCCACCCTGATTGCGCCCTCTCTGGCATCAAATGCCGCCTGCTTCACGGCGCCCTCTGCCGCGTGGCTGTTCACCGCGCCAAGCGCCTGAGCAATGAGGTCGTAGTCAACCCGCAGGTCGCCATCTTCGGCGTGTTCCCTAACATATGTCGATTTGCCCGCGCACGGCGGGCCGGTAATGATGTGGATCATAATGCTATCAACTCCGAATCGCAGTTGCAGTTACAGCTTTCATCAGGACTGAGCAGGTAATCGCCGGGCCATCTGCCGCCATTGGAGAATTTCGAGTAGAGGTCTACCCGTTCGCCGTTCATAGCCGCATGAGCCGACCGCGGGTTCGGGCCGGCAATCCACTCCTTCATCAGCTTCAGGTGGAAGCCGTCCTTCTCTGCCTGCCGTCCAGCTTCGACGGTCGCCCAGTTGGATACCGTCGTGGCAAGCGACCTTCCGAAGATAGCCGAATCGCTTGCGGCGCGCTTTGCGAAAACCTCGGCGGGACTCTCAAGCGCCTTGAGCGCCTCAAGCAGCTTCTCAAGGGTGGCGTCGTTGATTGCCTCTGCTCTGCTCTGGGTCATCTTCTTCAGATAGGAACGCGTCAGCTCCATGCCGTAGTTCGTGCCGAGGACATCCGCGGTCATCATGCCGTGCTTGTCGGCAATCGCCTCAATGAGCGGCTCAAGGTCTTCCGTGAGTTCCTGGTTCCATCTCTCCTTGTCCCACCAGCTGACCGACTTCGCGCCGATTTTCGGCAGTACGGACTTTGCCTGCCTCTCGAAGAAGTCGTGCAGGCACTTTTCGATGGCCTTGTCATCCTCTTCGTCCGACCTGCCCTTGACGCGGTAGACCGGTTCCTTGCGTTCCTTAAGCTTCGCCGGTGAAATCATCTTGACCACCGGCTCGGCGCTGACCTGTCCCATGTGGGTATCCTGCGGGCTTGCCTGACCACCGGCAACCACGTTAAGCGGCACGATGAGCTCGTCCCCACCATCGATAGGCGGCAGGTTGTTGTCAGCACGGGCTTCGTTGCGAGTAAGCCACGGGCCGCCGACGGACGCCTGAAGGATGGAGGCGCGTTCCTCGAAGGAACCTTTGAGCTTCTCGGTCAGGTCGAATTCCACGTATGTTTCCGGGTCACCGCCCACAAGCGGAATCAGGAAAGCATTGATTCTCTGCTGAAACATCTGAATCATCGGGCCGAGGCAGTCCGCGTAAAGAGCTCTGGCGTTGTCCTTTGCCGACGCATAGGTCTGTGTGGACGTGTGCCAGATGAGTCCCGGGTTGACATGGTACGCCGCCGCCACGTCCTCACGGGAAAGCTGCTTCGTTTCCGCGTACTGGGCTTCCTTGCTGTTGAACTGGTACGGCTTAATTTCCATGCCGTCCTCGAGCAGGGGCATCTTGCCCGCTTGACTGCCATCGCTGCCCCAGCCTTCACGGAATGCCGTGAGGAACGCCTTTTTCTGTTCTTCGTTCCACGGCTGAACGTTCGCGGGCCTTGTCAGGTACGCGTTGAACCGCCCGGAGCTTGTCCAGATGCTGGTTCGGAACTTGTCGGCCTCGATCTGTTCCTTCAGGGTCTGCCGCAGTGCCGAAATCGGCGACTGATACCCGCCCGGGTTGCCCGGCGCGTACATTCGGAACTGGACGAACTCGGTGCGCGGAATTTCCACGTATCTGCCGGAGCCCGCCGTAATCCGAATAGAATCAGCGGCATAGTTTGTGGAGCATGTCGTGTCAATGATCCATTCGCGGGGGATGACCCTCAGCTGGTACCCGCTTTCGCTGTTCGCATCCGGCAGGATCCAGAGGGTCGCCACGCCCATCAGGAGCAATTCCGTCGTTACGGCATTCCACAGTTCATAAGCTGTCTGGTCTCCGTTCGGACGGTACAGCAACTTAGCAACAGTGCTTTCCCTGTCCCTCTGGCGGTCGTTCTCCCCGTCCCTGCGGTAGACCTTCAGGGGCAGTTGTGCCACCGAGTCCGACAGGAAAGACACGACCGCGTGCAGGTTCGCCTGTGTTGCGTAAAGCTGGCGGGCGGTCAGCCCTTCCACGATTGGGTTCTGCTCCGGAACCAAGGTAACGTGGATTTCTGGACGCCGCCCAAAAAGATCACGCAGTCTTCTTGCCATTTGTTTTCCTCCGCGCTCACACAAACATTAGGCTTGCGCCGTTCGCATAAGCACTCTCATAGACTTTTGTTTGTTCTCGTTGCACCCGCGTTGCCGCAGTAAACGCCATGATGCACGCAAAAAGCGGCGCGATGTCGTCCGGGCTCTTTACTCTGTCCGGCACGGCAGCTCCGCCGCCCATTTGTCTGATTTGCATAGTTTTTGCCGCCTGATCGATAAGCGGCTGTGGAAGATGGTATATCCGCACGCCCCCGCGGGCGGTCTCTCCGGGTACGGCAGGAACAGCCGCCGCTACGCCGTCCCAGAATTTGCCCCAGCCGGTCGGAAGGTCGGAGCCCTCAATGCTCATCCGCTCCACGCCGTTTATGGTACATATCTGTTCGGCAAGTCCGCAGACGGGTGCGCCGCGCCCCTGGAACGCCAAGCGCATTTTCTGCTTCATGGCGCGCGCCCGGAACCAATCAAGTGCCCATTCGGAGCCGTTCCTGCGGGCAACAAGCTCGATATGCCAGTTGCCGTCCTCCCGCAGTCCGCAGACGCCGATGGACGTCCAGTTGCGGTCTGCCGACATATCAATCCCAAAATACAGGTCGGACTCCGGGGCGATGCCGGAGTGCTCATCAACGCCCGCGTCCCAAGCGCCATCCGGGAATGGCTCAGGAAGAAGATGCTCAACCCACTGACACAAGCACTCCGTGCGGAATATCCGCTCTGGATCCGTGCGGGCGGCAGACAGCAGTGCGTTCTCTGTTAAAAATCCATAACCGAGTGACGGGTTCGCTTGTGCCCACGCTTTGCGGTCGTACAAGCCACAACCAGGCTCAGCTGACCATTCAAAAATACCAAGAGACTCATTGTTCACATCTTCGCCGCCGAGCGAGGCGCGCATCTTGCCGATGCCGTCCGGATCACCGACGAACTCATGAGCCTGGCTCCGGAGATGCCGCAGAACAATGCTTCTTGCGTCGCCGGCATTACTGAAGCCGAACAAGATAGCTGACGGACGTGCCATCATAGTCTTACTCACAGCGCCCCATGCTTCCCATGTTTCCTGCTCTCGAAGCTCATCCATCATAATGAGGTCGCTTGATAAGCCTCTTGCTTTACGATTTGCCGCCAAAACCTTGTAGCGGTCGCCATTCTG